TATGTCAATGCGCAGCGTTTGATTGGTGCAGACAAACTGCCTTTGCCTGCCAACCCTTCAGATGCAGACCTAGACAACATCTATAGCAAACTTGGCAGACCAGAGAGTGCAGATGGATATGACATTGCCGCAGACGGTGCGATAGTTACAGAAGACGTTGCAAAGTCATACGCAGAGGCTGCACATGCCCTGCGTCTCACCCCAGATCAGGCAAGCGGCATCCTTGAGTATTACAAGGGCATCGCATCTACTGCATCTGAAATGAGCATCGAAGCAGAAAAGCAACAAAAGGCGTCAACGGAAATGGCGTTGCGCCAAGAGTGGGGCGAAGAGTTTAATGCAAGGATTGCGGATGCAGGCAAGATTGCAAAACAGTTTGGCAGCGCAGAGTTGCTTGAGATGCAACTTGCAGATGGCACCAAGGTAGGTAATCACCCAGACTTTATCCGTGCCTTTGCAAATATGGCAGAGTTTCGTTCTAGTGTTACAAGTGAGGACACCGTTTCGGATTCTGCACAAACGAGTTTGCAGTCGCGTCAGTCCGCACAGGAAGAGATACAGGCGATCATGCACGGTCCTAATTACATGAACAGAAAAGACCCTGTTGCACGCCAAGCGGCGATTGATAGAGTCAATGAACTTATGGGCGTATTGCATGGAACAGAATGAGTTGGTAGAAATACGCTTAGAGTGTTTACGTTACGCAATCGAGTATGGTAGTGCGCGTGACGTTTTAGAACCTCACCTGCTTGCAGATAAATACTTTGAGTGGGTGATGCGGGGTAGCGATGAAAAACGTCCTGCTGGCAGTCGGAAAGACGACAGCGCCACAAGCGCTAAAAAAGCCAGGAGCGTCCGCAAGGGTAGCGCACCGACATTAGTGTAAACGAAACCGTGTGAGAGGAGGACAGTATGTCCCAACAAATCACCACGGCGTTTGTACAACAGTATTCTGCCAATGTGCAGATGCTATCCCAACAGATGGGTTCTCGTCTGCGGGATGCGGTGCGCCTTGAGACTGTTGTAGGTAAGAACGCCTTCATCGACCAGATCGGTAGTGTGACTGCGCAACTGCGTAGCAGCCGCCATGCCGATACACCACAGATCGACACGCCACACCAGAGGCGTCGTCTTTCGATTGCATCATACGAATTTGCCGACCTGATTGATGACCAGGACAAGGTGCGTATGTTGATCGACCCGACATCAAGCTATGCTCAAGCTGCTGCCGCAGCGATGGGACGCGCTATGGATGATGTTATCATCACCGCTGCACTTGGAACTGCCAGCACTGGCGAAACAGGTTCTGGTTCAGCAACCTTGGATGCCACCGCAAACATGGTTGGCTCCGCATCGTCGAATGACGGTCTGACTATCGCAAAGCTCACTGAAGCCAAGCGCAAGATGGACCTCAACGACGTTGATCCTTCAATCCCACGCTACATTGCTGTAGGGCCAAAGCAGATCGAAGACCTGCTTGGCACAACGCAGGTAACGTCATCGGATTTCAACACAATCAAGGCACTGGTTCAGGGTGACGTGGATACCTTCATGGGCTTCCAGTTCATCATGACCAATCGTCTGGACATTGATTCCAATGACATTCGCTCCTGCTTTGCATGGGCTGAAGATGGTATCACTCTTGGTATTGGCAAAGATGTTCAAGCCAGGATTGATGAGCGCAACGACAAAGGTTATGCGACCCAGGTTTACTACTGCATGGACATCGGTGCTGTGCGGATGGAAGAAGCCAAGGTTGTCAAAATCTTCTGTGACGAAACCCCAGACTAAGAGAGGAGTAGAAAATGGCTAACGTAAATACGACTCTCGTGTCCAACCTGCTGGCGCTGCCTCAAGTGGCATCTCCGGCAAGGACTTTGCACGGCACAAAGCGCGTTGCAATGGGAACAATTGCACTGGCCGCTGGCGATCTTTCTGCCAGCGACACAGTGATGCTTGCTCCTATTCCTTCAAACGCAGCAATCGTGAGCATTAAACTTTTCAACGATGATCTCGATTCTGGCACAACCAACACCTGTGATGTTGGCATTTACTCAGAGAGCGACGGCACTTTTACCGCGCTTGATGACGATGCCTACGCATCTGCGATCACAGACCTCCGCGCTGCGGTAGGCGGTGTTGGCACAGATGTCACGTTTGAAGCGCGTAACATTAACCTGCTTGGTCAGCGAGTATGGGAGGATGCCGGTCAATCTTCAGACCCAGGTGGATACCTGTTTATCGGTCTGCTGTTTGACGCAGCGGGTGACACCGCAGGCGACCTTTCATTCGTGATTGAGTATGTCGTGAATTAAACAAAAGGGGGGGCGGCATCGCCCCCTCTTACTTGCAAAGGGGTGACATTGCTATGCCTTCCGTGGTCGATATTTGTAACGAGGCGATGGACCTGTTGGGCGCTGCAACTATCACCGCCCTGACAGAAAACTCCAAAGAAGCCAGATTGTGTAACCGCCGGTTTGAAACCGTGCGTGACTCTGTCCTCCGCGCCCACCCTTGGAACGTAGCGATTACCCGTGCAACGCTTGCCAAAGACTCCGCTGCACCTGCGTTTGGATTCACTAGCCAGTTTACTTTGCCAACAGACCCGTTTTGTCTGCGCGTCCTGTCTTTCTTTAACAGCAACGTGGACAGCGATATAGCTGCCTACGACACACAGGTCATGTTCAAGGTTGAGGGAAGGAAGATACTTAGCGACGAAGACACATGCCAGATTGTGTATATCGCCAGAGTAGAAGACACAGAGTTGTTCGATTCCCTTCTATCAAGCTCTATTGCACACAAACTTGCATCTGAAACAGCGTATGCAATCACCGGCAGCACCAGTGTTGCACAAGGCATGCAACAGCTTTACGAGCTACGCCTGCGTGAGGCTAGATCAATAGATGCTATGGAGGGCATGCCCGATAAGATCATTGCTGATGATTTTGTGAATATAAGGTTCTAGGATGGCGCGTGTTTCAACTATTGTCACAAACTTTCAAGCCGGTGAGTTTTCACCACGTTTGGAAGGGCGCATAGATTTACAGAAATACAACTCTGGCGCACAAAAGCTAGAGAACATGCTTATCTTCCCGCAAGGTGGCATCACTCGTCGTCCTGGCACCAAGTATGCTGGTACATCGAAAGACGGCGGCAAAGTGCGTCTCATCAACTTTGAGTTTAGCGACGAGCAAGCATATGTGCTTGAGTTTGGCGCAAACTACATACGCTTTTACAAAGACGGCGGTATACTTACTGAGGCAACCAAAACCATCACAGGTGCTACAGCAGCTAACCCTGTTGTTATCACGTCAAGCTCTCATGGCTTCAGCAACGGTGACAGAGTGTTTATCTCTGGCGTTGCTGGCATGGTTGAGCTTAACAACCGTGAGTTTACCGTAGCCAATCAAACCACGAACACTTTTGAACTGTCCGGCATCAATGGCAGCGCGTTCACGGCATACAGCAGCGGCGGCACTGCTGGTAAGATTGTTGAGGTAACGACCACATACAGCGCTACAGAAATCTTTGAACTGAATCATGTGCAATCAGCAGATGTTTTGTTCTTGGCTCACAAAGATCATGAGCCTGCAAAGTTGACAAGACTCACGACCACTAGCTTCAGCTTGGCCGATATAGATTTTATTGATGGTCCGTATGAAGATGAAAACTCAACAACGACCACGATAACCGCAAGTGCTAACACTGGCACAGTGACTTTGACTGCATCGGCTGATTTGTTTGATGCGTCTAAAGATGTTGGGTCAATTTTTAGATTTAGAGATGTGATTGAGGTATCTCACAATGAGTGGGATACAAGCGATCAATATTCACAGAATGACATCATTCACTTCAACGGAAATGTTTACAAAAAGACTGACGCAGGCACCAATGAAGCAACAGGCGCACAGGCTCCAGTTCATCTTTCCGGCTCAGAGGTTTACGGCAATCACACCTGGCAGTATCAGCATAGCGGCACAGGTTTTGTAAAAATCACTGCTGTAACAAATGCAACTACGGCTACCGCGGTGGTGCAAAACAGCGGAACTAATAGTCTTATCAATGACTTAGTGCTGCCGGCAAATGCAACCGCAGGCACAACTCGTTGGTCGCGTGGTGCCTTTAGTGTGCGAAATGGCTTCCCAAGAGCAATCGCGTTCTTTGAGGAGCGTTTGTTTTTTGCAGGCACAACAGCACAGCCGCAGACAATCTTTGGTTCTGTGACGGCTGACTTCGAGAATCATACTCCTGGCACTGTTGATGACAACGCAATCAATGTGACGATTGCATCGGATTCCGTAAATGTCATCAAGCACATGATACAAGGACGTTTCTTGCAAATCCTGACATCAAGCGCAGAGTTCACGATGTCTGGTGGCACAGGCACGCAGCCAATAACACCAACAAACGTAAATGTTCTGCGAGAAACCACTTTTGGATCATCAAGTGTTCGCCCGATACGCGCTGGCTCTAGCACCATCCTTATCCAGAAAGGGCAGGAGAAGGTCAAAGAGGTCACGTTTGATTTGGATACTGATGGTCTAGTCGGACGCGATCTCACCATTTTGGCAGAACATCTGGCGCGTGGCGGTCTTACAGACATGATCTGGCAGCAGGAGCCAGAGCTAATTCTTTGGTTTGTGCGTGCTGACGGTGTTTTGATTGGGCTGTCTTATGACCCACAGAACCAAACAGTAGGATGGCACACTCATCCAATCGGAAATAGTGGCGTTGTTGAAAGCATCACCGCTATCCCATCAGGTGAAGAGGACCAGGTTTATCTGTCAGTGAAGCGCACCATCAACAGCGCAACGGTGCGTCACATTGTGTTCATGGAAAAGATTGAGTTTGGGAGCGATGTATCTGATGCGTTTTTTGTTGACTCTGGCCTGACATACGATAGCAGCGCAACGACAACCATCACTGGGCTGAACCATCTTGAGGGGGAGACAGTGCAAATTCTTGCGGATGGTTCTGCGCACGCAAACAAAACTGTCTCAGGTGGTGCCATAACACTGGATCGTAGCGCCTCTACGGTGCATGTGGGCTACTCTTTCGACTCCAAGGTACAAACCCTGCGGATGGAGGGTGGGGCCGACGACGGCGTCTCTCAGGGCAAAATAAAGCGTATCCACGGTGTGACAGTGCGGTTCTTGGATACAGTTGGTGCAGAGCTTGGCCCTGATGAAAACAATCTTGATCGTTTGCCGTTCCGCGACAGTTCTATGGCAATGGATGCGGCCATACCAATGTTTGATGGCGACAAGGAGATATCTTTCCCATCTGGCTACGATAATGATGCAAGGGTGTTCATAAGGCAGTCTCAGCCGCTGCCCATGACAGTATTGGCAGTAATGCGGAGGTCAAACACTTTCGATGCTTAAACTGCGTCCATTCAAAATTGATGATGTTTTCAAGGTGCAACTTGACTATGAGCTTCCGCGTGAGGGGCGTTGCAGCTTGGTGGAGCATCCAAACATTGATGCGTTCACGCTTGAAGATGACAATGAAATACTTGCAGTTGGTGGAGCGCACATTATGTGGCCTGGAGTGGCAGAGGCTTGGGTTTTGGTATCGCCAAGCGGCAAGCAGCATGGGCGTCTGTTCGCACGTTATGCAAAACGTCGCTTTGAAGGTATGCTGAAAGAGAACGGCATAAGAAGGATGCAAGCCACTATCCATATTACAGATGAGCCAGCGATGCGTTTTGTTGAATGGCTTGGATTTGAGAAGGAAGGCTTGATGCGTAAGTACGGTGTAGAGGGTGAAGACTACATCAGAGTAGCGAGGATAGCGTAATGAACCCAGCAACTATTGCAGCGGCGGCGAGTGTTGCCCAAGGAGTCCTGGGTTTCAAAGGCAATCGCGCTATGGCGAAGCAAGCGCGACAGATCGGGGAATATCAAGAAACAGTAATCAAGAATGAAGCAGAGGTTCTTGCGCGTCGTCGCACAAGTCAGGAGATTGCTGTAAGGCAACAGTCGGAGCGTTTGAAAGGCACACAAAGAGTTGCTACAGCGAAGTCTGGTGTGCAGATGGTT